ACTCCTTAACTCTGTCTCGTTTCTTCTCTTCTTGTTGTTCTTCGAAACCTAAGAATGTAACCGAACTTTCCGTGTCGATTTCCAATAGTTCGTTGTTGAATTTACAATTCTCAAACACAACTCCGTCTTTACCTAAACGAGATTTTGTTATCGCTATCGTAGCCAAATGTAATTCTTTTTGTTGAAGGGTTTTTGCCACCGTAATGATTACGTGTCCAACTTGAGCTTTCTTAATTGACCCACCCATTTGGTCTGTTGTTACAACCTCAGCCGAAATAGAACTTCTATTACCTTGAGTTGCAGTCCAACCAACCAAATCAAGTTCGTGACACATCGACTCAAACCCTCTCATTACCGAACCTTCCGCTTTCCATTCATCTCTCGATGTTGACTCAGGTAACACACAATCGATATAATCCATCAGAATCATATCAATTTTATTTCCATCAGCAATAATTTTTCTGACTTGGTTTTTGATTTGATTCATCGTCATACTATCCGATGCAAATTTCTTCAATACAAGTTTGTTCTTCATAGTTTCTTGTATCTCGGTAACCTTACTAATTACATCTTCTCTGTGTTTTGATAACTCGTCAGGTGGAATACCTGTCCAAATCGTGAAGTGTTTCCTCTGAACAATTTTGGGATTGTCTTCAAAGAATACCTGAAGGACATTGTATCCCAAGTTAAACGCTGTGTTTGCAATCTTGGTCAAGATAGTAGTTTTACCAACGCCAGTTGGTGCTAGTATAACACCTATCTCCCCTTTAGCTAAACCACCTTTAAGTAACCTGTCGATACCTGGTATACCCATAGGTATCGGATGTCTGTAGTCCTCATCTAACACCGTCTCCAAACCTGAGAAAATATCCGTTTGACCTTTCTCAATTTCACCGACTTGTAGTGCCTCTCTAACCAACCCCTCCACTTTATCATAAGACTCAAAATCTCCTTGTGTAATAATTTTTTGAGCCTTGTCCATCGCCTTCTGAAGTTCTTGTTGTTTACAGAACTTCAATGCTTTTTCTTGGACAAACTGTGTTCCTTCGAATGGAGCTTCCTTAACTTGTTTTAGTGTATCCAAAACAATTTTAGCAACCAATTCTTGAGAAACTTCAGACTTGATAATTTGTTCGAGAGTTTCGAAGTTGGGAGTTGATTCATACTTCACATAGTATTCCTTAATCATCTGTAATATGATTTTGAAATACTTGTTATCGAAGTAATTTGACTCGATGACATCAAGAATAGATGATGAAAAATCTTTATCTACCACTATCTGATTCAATAATTGAATCTGGAAAGTGTTCCCTAAGTAATCGAAATTTTTGTTCATATATTGTATTGCTCCCCTGTGTATTATTAAATACTCACTTACTTAAATCAAAATCCAAATATTGATAAGATAATCTTTGTTCTGAAAAAATGTCAGTTAATTCTCTGAGAATATCTTTCAAAAATGGTCGTACGTCAACGGTATAACGAACTTTGGGTGGAAAATATTTTCCATCAAAAATTCTATGACAAATTGTCGTATCTCCATTCTTAACAAGAATGTTGAATATCTCTGGTCCATCAGTATAAGAGGTATCCATAACTGAAGGGTCATGCATAATGGATTCACTATTATCCGTCATGTAAATAACAGTTTTCATTTTCAAGTGATATTGTAGATCTTCTTTAATGTTATTAATTAAGTCGTAGAATTCAACTGAGTTTTTTGCTGTCGGATTATAACCTCTAACATTGAAATACCTTTGAACAACAATATTGTCGTTAAGGGTTAGAAGAAATTCCATTTTGGTACTGTCTTGCTCTTTCATAAAGTTTTTAATTTTTGTTTGTGTTTCTTTTTTCTTTTCGTGTAAGTTTCATAAATGGTTTGAGGAAATTTACCCAAGCCTCATCGTTCTTGGGCAGGTACTTGAAGAGTCCGTCCTCCATCATCATTCTCATCAAGTTTTTGTATCCACGGTCTGTGGGGTCTATTGTGTCTGTATGAATTTGTTCTACTAATTCTTTTCCTTCTTCAGTAATCAAAGGATTATGTAAATCAACAATTTTTTTGTTTATTTCAAAGAAGTCTTGGCCAAATGTACCGCTTTTAGTTTTACCAATCAAAATGTTCTCTAACGCCTTTGGTTTTTTCTTTTGCTCGATGTTTCGTGCCTTATCCAAGATTTCTTCGATAGTACATGACTTCTCCAACAATTCGGGAAACAATTTAACCAAAGTCTTTTCTCCCAACATTTCTATACCATCTATATTGTCGGACTTATCCCCCGTTAGAATCTTAGTTAATAAGACGTTTTGGTGGGGTATGTTGACCTTATTGATAGTAATCATGTCTCCATACCCATAGTATTGTTTAGAGGTCGGAGAATAGATGGTTACCCGTTCTGATATAAGTTGAGTTAAGTCTTTGTCGGCAGAAAAAATTATGATTTCTTCATCGACAGACAATTTGGTATAATAAGCAATAAGGTCATCCGCCTCGTTGTTAGTCATTTCAACCTGACGCACGAATATCTCCTCAAGGTATTGTTTGACCCGAGACTTCTGTTGAAGATATGATTCGTACTTAAACTCATTCATATCTTGACGACGATTCGCTTTGTATTGAGGATATATAGATTTCCTTACGGAAGAGTTAGAGTCACCATCCCAAAATACCACAACCTTATCGTGATTGTGTTCTTCTAAAAATTTTCTCAAGATGTTTATAAAATGGTAGATTCCACCTAAGTGGTCTCCACCATTATACAACTCCTTTACTCCATGAAATCCTATCTTGAACAGATTGTCTCCGTCCACTAATAACGTTTTAATCACAATTCGTGATTTAAGTGTGAAATAATAAACTAGTCTTCTTTTTCTTCTTTCAGAGTAAAATCACCATCAGTTCCGATAATATCTTTCCAATAGTCAGCATACTCTTTTTTGTATTTCTCCAACGAGACTTTCTCTTCAGCTGCTTCTTTACCTCCAATGAATCCGTGTGGAGTAACAATAATTTTTCCGTCATCATAACCCAATCCGTTAATGTGGTTTTTCATAACAGAAACTTTTGTCCTTGACGCAAACTTAATTGTTCTTTTGTCTTTGGTCGCGGTAATCTTAGTTGTTCCTGCACCCTTTTGATTACCAAATAAGAATACCAAAGATGAGTTTAACCAAATTGCCTCACCACCCTTAGCTTTAATTTTAGGTTGACCAAATGGATTATCAGGAAGTTCAACCCAAGGTTGATTAACAATAACCAAAGTGTTTTCATATTTTGAGTCAGATTTACGAGACCCTGAAATACGTTGGTTAATACCCATTCCAATTTTATCCGCCAAAGTAGATGCATTGTGTTGCTTTCCACCTTTTCCTTCATAAGTCATCTTACAAGGAACTGAACCAACTGAATCCCATAGGAACAACAAACTATAATCCAACTCACCTTTTTCTTGAGCATCCAATAAACTATTGATGTAGTCAGTAATTTGCTCAATGTAACTAAAGTTATTATTGAAGATGTAAAATCCATCCCAATCTAATTCTCCTGTTTCTTCGTCAACAATTTCTTCACATTGGAATCCCATCAATTTAGCATGTTCAAAACTCCACTTTTGTTCAGTGATAATAAACACAGGAAGAATACCTTTCTTCTGAGCATCAACCGCAGCCTTTACCAAAGCAGTAGTCTTACCAGTATCGGAGTGACCCAAGAACATGTTAAGATGTCCAATGGCTGGACCAGGAAGTCCAACAGCATCCAAGAAGTCTTCACCCAAATCAAAAAATCTTTGGGGTTTATATTTTGCTGAAGTAGAAAATTTTTTCTTCAGGCTTTCAAAATCGTTTTTCTTAATTGCCATAAGGATAGGGAAATGAAACTCGGACACTAAAATAGTATCCGAGTTATTTTATTTAATTAGAACGGAAGGTCTCCGTCAGGTTCGTCGTTAGACTGTGGGTCTACGTATGTAGATTTTTTGGAACCTCCACCGAATGATTCAGTTTCAACTGAACTGTCTCCGTAAACGTATCCACCTTTATCTGAATCCCACTTTGGTGTTTCACCTCTTGCGATTGCCTCAAGGTAATCAACAGGTTTTTTGGAATAAACATCCAACCATGTCAACTCATCTTCCATCCAAGCCTTTGCTTGTTGTTTATCACTATGTACTGGAGCTGGGTCGTCATACATAATAGTTGAAACTGTAGTATACTCTTTACCCTTTGGGGTTTTTGCTTTAGCAAGTTCAATGACTAAGTCACGTCCTTTTTCAGGGTCAGTAATGTCTCCTTTGTTTCTCCAAATAGGAATAATTTTGTCGAGGATACCATCATTCTTGAAGTTGTGTTTAAATCTCCAAAACTTTACACCATCTTCTTCGTGGTCTCTATCAATTACTTTCACAATATAGAATTTTCGTGAACGATACTGAGCCGCCAATAATTTGTCAGACTCTTTACCTGTAGACATCAATTCTTCGTAAACCTCATTCAAAGGTGAACGTTCGTTGTCATTTTTTCCTGGATCGTAGAATTTCTGCCACTGTCCACCCACTTGAATTTCGTGGTACCATGCTTCTTTGAATGGTGATGAACCATCTGAAGTTGGAAGAATTCTCACTCTTCTCTGTCCTGATTTCTCTTTGTCTCCTAAGATTAAAGCGAAATACTTTTTCATTCTTTCGTCTTGCGACATTTTTGATTGGGCCCCGCCCCCTTGTTGTGATTTTTCGTACTGTGCCAATACGGCGTCTAATGAACTCATGTTTTTTATAGATTAAATTAATAAATTATTTATACAAATATAAGTAAAACTGTGAC